TACATCGAGGATATGTGGGCCAATGTGGTCGAGTTCATCGATGGCTGGCGTTGTGCTGAAGCCGCTGCCGGTGACGGCTCCCTCGATGTGTATATCACCACGAACCCCGCTGAGTATTCCGATACTGAGGGCGGTGTACTGGTTGGCAACATTCCCTCTACCGCAAACGGTGGCATGATTAAGGATTGGACTGTTCCTTCCGTGAAGGGTTATAGCTGGGCCTTGTGTCCTGCCGCTATCGCTGGTGAAGACGAGGTGACTGACGGCAATGAATATGTTGCCGATTACTGCGGGTTCTACGGCCCCGCCCTGGCTTCTGGCGGTTGCTGTGGCGAGCCTGTCCCGTATTGCGGCCCCTTCTCTTTGGTCGGTTATGGTGCTGTGTTTTCTGACCCGTTCGCCGGTGCCCGCCTCCAAAAAATCCCCTGAGGGGGTCTGGGGGTCGCAACCCCCAGCTCAATGGTTCAACCGTAAATAATCTCATAGGGATTGTCACACCCTGCGCCCCGGCGTTTTTCTCTTAGGTTGCCGATAACTGCGAGTTCAACGGCCCCGCCCTGAATTCTGGCGGTTACTATGACGAGCCTAACCCGAATTACGGCCCCTTCTATTTGAACGGTAATGATGCTGAGAATTCTGACCCGATCGCCGGTGCCCGCCACCTTGTTCTCTTTACGAGGTGTGACCTTTCCTCACCCCTTGGTGAAAATGTTACCATCAGGACACGGGTTAGTAGGATGTTCCGAAAGCCCGTGAGGTAAACAAGGAGGATGCCTTATGAAAAGAGCAGGAAAGCTCTATCCCATCCTGATTAGTGACGAAAATCTGTCACAAGCAATCGACAAAGTAAATAAGACCCACCGCTGGGGTCGGCACCACAAACCTCACCAGACCGTCTTGTGGGTTGAGCGCACCAAACCTGAGCGTATCGTGGAGCTGCGGAAGATCATCATGGACGGGTTCATTCCTGCCCCTGTGCGACACCGCACCATCTACGATAAGTCCAGTAATAAGTACCGTGAAATCTATGAACCGAAGCTCTGGCCTGACCAGTATGTACATCACGCACTCATTCAGGTCATCCAGCAGCCCATCATGCGGGGCATGGATTACTGGTGCTGTGGCTCCATTCCCGGACGAGGTACTTCCCGTGGCATTAAGGGTATCAAGAAATGGATGAAGAATGACCGCAAGGGTACGAAGTATTGTGCCGAGCTGGACATTCATCACTTCTACCAGAGCTTGCAGCCCGAAGTGGTCATGGAGCAGATGGGCCGTATCATTAAGGATACGGAGGTTCTGAGCCTGATTTCCCGCACTCTGCGGGATGGCGTTCCCATCGGGAATTATTGCAGTCAGTGGTACGCCAACGCTGTTCTTCAGCCCCTCGATCACATGATACGAGAGGAGCTTGGGGTCAAGCATTATGTCCGCTACATGGACAATTTCACCTTGTTCGGCCCGAACAAAAAGAAGCTGCATAAGGCAGTCAGGGCAATCGACCAGTGGCTCCGTGAGCGTGGAATGCGCCTGAAAAGCAACTGGCAAGTTTTCCCTACCAAGGCTCGGATGCCCAATGCCATGGGCTATCGTTACGGGAGAGGGTACACACTGCCCCGGAAGAAAATCATGCTCCGCTTCAAACGGGCGTGTCGCCGGGTAGCAAAGCGAGTGGCCCAGAACCGTGACCCTACATTCCAGCAAGCGTGTGCGATTTTAAGTCGTGCCGGGTGGTTCACCCATTGCAACGGACACCGGGCCGTAAGAAAGTGGCTCACTCCCATCGGAGAAAAGCTGCTGAAAGATGTAATTCGTAAGGAAGCACAGAAACGAAGGTGCTACCTGAAGTGGGAACACGCCGTAGCCGTGGCGTAAATAACGATCATGGAGGAAATCAATGGAAACAATTCTTGTCGCATTGATTAGTGGCGGTATCACCTTGGTTGGTGTGCTGATCGCTAACAACAAGACTCAGGCCGTCATGGAAACCAAGGTGGACGAGCTGACCCGTGAAGTCCGGGAACACAACAATTTCGCAAAGCGTATGCCCGTGGTGGAGGAGCAGATCAAGGTCATCAACCACCGCATTGAAGATTTGGAGGGGTTTCATAAGCCCCATCCCGCACAGTAAGGAGGAGTTGCTATGTACACTGTCAAGAAGCTGCTGGAAATCGCTGCTGCCGAGATCGGCTACATCGAGAAGGAAACCAATGCCCACCTGGACGATAAGACCGCCAACGCTGGTGACAACAACTGGACTAAGTACGCCCGTGACCTTCACGCCGCTGGCTACTATCAGGCCAACAAGAACGGCTACGCATGGTGCGATATGTTCGTGGATTGGTGCTTCCTTCAGCTCGCCGGTGGCAATCCCGCCAAGGCGCAGGAAATCATCTGCCAGACTGGCCCCTACGGTGCTGGCTGTGATTTCTCCGCTCGGTACTACAAGTACCAGAACCGCTACCACACCACCAACCCCCAGCCCGGTGACCAGATTTTCTTCGGCAACAACGGTGCCTACCAGCACACCGGCATTGTCGAGAAGGTCGTTGGCTCTGTTGTCCATACCATTGAGGGTAACACCTCCAACAAAGTTGCCCGCCGCACCTACTCTCTGACCAGCTCCTACATTCTGGGTTATGGTCGGCCCAAGTTCGATGTTGAGGAGGAAGCCACTGAGCCTGAGCAGGAGGAGGTCGAGGAACCCATCAGCAGACCCGGCAAGGTCGCTGTGGGCGACATTGTTACCTTCAACGGCACCAAGCATTACACCAGCGCAAACAGCACTAAGCCCGTGTCCTGCCGCCCCGGCAAGGCCAAGGTCACTCAGATTTACCGTCCTGAGTCCAGCAAGCATCCCTACCATCTGGTGAGGGAGAAGGGCGGCACCTCCAATGTGTACGGCTGGGTCGATGCCGCTGATATTTGGGAGCTGGGTCAGCCCCAGGGTGAGCCTGAGCAGCCCGAAACCTTCGAGGTCGGTGACATTGTTGAGTTCACGGGAAATACCCACCATGTCAGCGCAAACGCCGTTCAGGGTAAGCCCTGTAAGGGTGGTAAGGCCAAGATCACCCGCATTTACCAGCTCGGCAAGAGCAAGCATCCCTATCACCTCGTCCGTGTCGGCGGTGATGATGCTACCGTGTATGGTTGGGTCGATGCTGGCACATTCCGTAAGGTATGAGGAAGACTGAGTTTTCCAAGAAGATAATGATAGTGGCTGGGGTCATCAATGTGGTGGTCATCCTGTTCACGCTGGTCATGGTGTGGCGCACCCTTGACCTCACGCCACTGTCTTATCTGATACCCTCTGTCGCCGCCGAGGTCGCCACAGGAACGGGGTTTTATTACTCCAAGGCGAAGGTGGAAAACCGTATCAAACTCATGAAAGCCAACGGCCTGAAGCCTGACGAAACCCATTTTAACGAATTTTAGGAGGTAACATTATGGAGATTATTTTTACTCTCATTCCCACTCTGCTGCTGATCGTTGGTGTGCTGGTCATCCTGACCAATATCATCACCGAGGTGCTGAAGAAGGTGCTGTGGGACAGACTGCCCACCAACATTCTGGCGGTCATCGTGGCCCTGGTGCTGACGCTGGTGGCGTTCTTCGCCCTGGCAGCTTATATGGAAATCACTATTCTTTGGTACTATGTCGCAGCCGCCATTGTGGTAGCATTTATGGTAGCCTATGCCGCAATGTTCGGGTACGACAAACTGAAAGAAGCTCTGCTGAAGATCAAGGAGCTGAAAGTTTGAAGGTCATAAAGAACCCCACCGTGGACAAGCTCATTAACCTTTACGAAGGGATTATTGTCCAAGACCGGCTGAACATCGAGCGACACCGTGGAAGCCAGGTGCTTAACCACCGAGTCTTTGAAGAAGCTCTGGCGCAGGACAAGATGATCTTGGGTGCGCTGAAGTGCGCCAAGGCCCACGGTTACTCTGGGGAAGAATAAGAAAAAAAGACACCCTCTGCCGATTAAGGCAAAGGGTGTCTTGTTGTTTGGACGAGTACCGTGCCCCACACGAAGTAGAGTTCGGATATGCGTCCAATGGTGGAGCCGAGGGGAATCGAACCCCTGTCCGAAAGCAACTTGGAAAGAACTTCTCCGGGCGCAGTTTGTTATTTACATTCCCTCATCCCGACGGGAACA